ATGAGTGTGGATTTTGAGTGCGGTATGGTGCTGGGTGGGGGGCTTGTCGGGCTGGTGGGGGTTGCGCTGGCCGTAACCCTGCGCCTGCTCGCCCAGCGTGACGGTGGCTGGCCAGACTAGGCGTTTAGTCCCAGACTTTGTTCTGGAAGCGCTTTCTCTGCGTGTGAAAACCCAGCCGCACGAATGGCCGCTTACCAATGTTTCCGCGCTCAATATATCGATTTAGAAAATTTCCTTTCAGGAGGATGAGTTTATGCCGCGGGAATATAGTCAATCTTCAGGCCTTAAAGACTGAGTCCTGCGCTCAGGCCGGAAGAGCGGGGGAGGCGAGTGTGAGCCGGTGCCTTATGCCCGCCCGGCTGCTGGTGTGGCGTTACCCCAAAGGCTGTTGTTGGCGTTCCAGTAGGTCACGCACGGTTTGCACAATCTCACCTATGCTTTCCTCGCAGTAACGGTGTTGGTCGGCCGCAAAGGCGGTGTTGGTGTAAAAGGGCCATTGCAGGCTGTGGCTGGCTGCGCGCAGGTGCAGGATGGCCTGCTCGTAACGGGCAAGCTCCTGCGCCGTGGCGCTGGGCAGCGTATCGGTGCTGAACAGGCCGCGCTGGGCTGCAAGGGTATAAGTATCAACCTGCGGTGTGGGTGAATGGTCAGGGCAGGTTGTGTACGGTTTCAAAGCAGTCTCCCTCTACAGTATGGCTCAATATGTGCGTAATAAACGCACAAATCAAGAGGGAGAACACGCAGACGTGTGGTGTCACCTATGGTGCGTGCCGGGTTACTTCCATGTCCATTTGCCAACCACACGGCCGTTGATGCTGATTTCGTCCAGTGTCAGCTCGTAAGTGGAGTAGGCGGCGTTAATGCTCATAATCCGCACTCGCCGTGGTTCCTCCATGCCGGGGATTAGCTCCAGCCGTTTGAGCACAAGGCCAAACCCGTCCCACAGCACATACACGCCGGGGGGGAGGGAATACGGTGGGCGGTATCCACCAGCACCCGGTCGCCGGACTGGTAGTCCGGTTCCATACTGTCCCCCGCTACGCGGACAATGGCCAGCGTGTCTGGGGTTTCGGAAAACGCCGCAACGTAGCCGCGCGGAAGGGTCCAGTGTTCCACAGGGCGTAGCCCGTCCTGCGGGGAGCACAGGACCGGCACACAGCCCGGCCCGGCGGATGTAATAACATCGTATTCCGGTATGGCAATGCGGTTGGAGCCAGCGGGGGGCAGGTCCTCCGCACAGGGTTGTGGCGGAGGCGGCGCTGGTCGGGGTGTTACTCTGGCGACGAGGCCGGACTCGCCCGCCGTAACGCCCGCAAGGCTCCACACCTCGTTGGCCGTAATGGGCGGTTCGCCCCGGCCACTCAGCAGCGGCACCATGGTTTTGACCATGGGCAGGGGTAGCACATCCTTTTTGTAGCTGGTTTCGTACATGCGGTAGGAGGAGAACTTCTCCCCGTACCCCAGTTCGCGCGCAAATTCACGAACCGTGTATCCGGCGCGCTCGCGCAGGGTTTTAAGCCTGTCTGTGACCCGATTCTGGTTCATGTCTGCATTGTGAGCAAAAGTGTCGTGCATGTCAGTGCGTAAAAACCGCTTGCAGTTTGTATTTTTAATACGCACATTATGTGCATGAACAACGCACATACCAGTCTGCCAGACGGGGCGCAAGGGCCGCACAGCCCACCCCCGGCCCCCCTGACCCCGCCACAGAGCGATTTGCGGGGGCTACCATTTATGCCGCTTGATACCTGCCGCCTGTTGGATAGCGACCTGTTCGCCCTCAGCACGGGGGATGGGTTTAAGTGCGCCGTCGCCCTGTGGTGCAAGGCGTGGCAGCAGGTGCCCGCAGGGAGCCTGCCGCATAATGACCGGGTTTTAGCGCATCTGTCCGGTGCGGGTGGGCGGTGGCCTGCGCTGCGGGCTGTTGCCCTGCATGGCTGGGTGGTCTGCTCGGACGGGCGGCTTTACCATCCGGTTATTGCGGAAAAAGCCAATCAGGCATGGAAGGCCCGTCTGGCCCAGCGCGCCCGCGCCGCCCGCCGCTGGGGGCGGGAGCCGGAGGCCATATGCCACGGCAATGCCGACGCACATGCAAGGGAGAGGGAGAGTGAAAGGGAGACTCCCTCACGCCGTTCGGGGCAGGAGAATACAGGCGGTTTAACGCAAGGGCTGGCACTACGGGGCAAAACCCGTGGGCGGGCAGGCCGGGCAGCGGGGCGTGCGCCGCACCCGTTGGAGGAGCAGGCGGAGCGGCTTGGCCTGCGTGCAATGGGGCAAAAGGAGGAGGGATGACCGTGCTGCACTGCAAGGCCAGCCCGCTGCCCCATATGAGCCCAGCACTGGTTGGTGTGCTGGATGGCTTTCGGCCCGGTGGGTTTGCGCCCCCCATCTGCGTGCTGGAGGAGGCTCGCACTGTGCTGCCCGCATTGGCGCGCGCGCTGGCCCCATTACCAGAGCGGGAACTCACCCATGTAGTGGAGGAGTTTGCGGAAATGCTGAACGCAGGTGTTGCCAACCCGCTGCCCGGTGTGGCGCTGCAACTGCGCTGTGTGGCGCTGGTTACGGCCTGTGCCACGGTGCCCGCGCTGGCATGGACCAGTGTGGCCGTGCGGCAGGCTCTGGTGACGTTTACGTTTTTTCCATCTGCGGCGCAGCTTGTGGCTTTGCTGGAGGGGCGATGTGGTGCGGCACGCGCGCTTTATGGCCGCCTGAACCTGCTGGTGGCGGAGGCCGACCGGCGTGCTGCGCAAGAGCGCGCGCAACAGGAGCGCTGGGCGCAATGGGAGCAGCGCCACGGCGCCCACCCTGTGTACAACCCTGTGGATAATGTGGATTATATGAAAAACATCTCCTGAATCCACTCAGAATCACAAAATTTTGAACAGGTTTTGGCCTGCTGTCCCCAATGGCGTGGAGGCAGGTCCACGCAAGGATTTTATAGAAATGAGCACACCCTACACGCAGGTTTCCAAAAAGCGGGCGGTAGACCCTTCGGTTGGTCTTTTGTCCGCGCAGGGGGATTATGGACCAACAGCGGAGCGGATGGAAAAATCCGTTTTTGCACAAGATCCTCTTGTGCCGGGGCGTCCGTTACGGGTGTTAACAACAGTGCAGGCGTTGCTGAATGCGCGGGACATTACGCAGGATGCCGCCAATGCAGCAGAACGTTGGTATAGGGACTGGGTGTTTGCCTATGTGGGGCATATTGAATACCCGGCCAACCACAAACCCAGCACCCTGACGCGGCATGATGATGTTTCGTGGCAGATGACGCGCGCCCATGCTGCGGGCCGTCTGGCCGATGTGCGCCATGCACTGGGAGCCTGCGCGGAGGTGCGGCTTAAGCTGATGCTGGTGGATGAGCTGTCATTCATGCAGATCGGGCGGATTATTTTCCCGCATCTGTCCGATGCGCGTGCGCGGCTTAAGGTTTCTGCCCAGTGCGCGATGTTGCTGGAGCAACTGGAGGGGTTTTATGCCACTTTGCGGCGCAAGGTGCGTGACCGCAAACCCCAGTCACCCCAGATGGAAAAGACAGTGAGGGTTTGAAAAAGATAACGGTATAAAAGAGGGTATAACAAAAAAATAAGAGAATGCGTTTTTTCCCCTTGCCATGTGCGCGCAGCCTGAGTATGTAAATACCTACATTGGAATTCCTGCGCCAGAGCAGCAAGCCGCCCCCTCATCGGGCGGCTTTTTTTATGGGCTGGGCGCAGCGCGGTGCACAAACCGCATTCTCCGGTTTTTGGAAAATTCATGACCCAGTCAATTTGTTATGCCGATGTTGTGCGCCTGAGCCGCACGGATGCGGTGTGCGTTGGTGTTCATGCAGGGCAGGCGTTGCTCTGCTTTATGGTGCCACCAGCGGAAAATACACGGCATAGGGCCGATGTCTCTCTATCTTGGTGCGAAAGCGCGCAGGCTAACCTGCCGCCAGATGTGCGTGTGCGCTGCGTTGTGCAGGCCCGGCAGGTGCGTGCCCCGGTTGTGGGGCAACTGCCCCCGTCCACCATGCAGCGTATTCACGCCACGATTATGCGGGAGCGTACCAGCCAGACGGCGGAAGGGGGCTGGCCGCGCAGGTCCACCCTACACAGCAAGAGTGCTCCCCATGCCTGCCTGCAAAAAAACATCCGCTCCCAGCACGCCAGAACCCGATCTGTCCATTACGCCTGAACAGTGGGAGCGCATCTTCAGTCTGGCGGAGGAGGGGCAGACGCTGCGGCAGATCAGCACGCAGGCGGGGATGCCAGCATGGGAGCAAATGCGCCACAGCCTGCGCACCAATCAGGCTTTGGCTACCCGTTATGCCCGCGCACGTGTGCTGGCGGCGGAGGCGTTTGAGGACCGGCTTTTGCAGGAGGTGCAGAGCATTAGCGGGGATGATACCGCCGCCATGCGCCTGCGGATAGAAACCCTTAAATGGATTATGTCCAAACGTGCACCCTCCCGTTACGGCGAAAAAGCGGCGGCCGAGGCCACGGTGGAGCCTGCCGCACAGGCCGATGGCAGGCCACGCACCATCCGGCGGGTAATTGTGGACCCGGTGGGAAAAGGAAAATGAGAAGACCAAGCCTTAAAATTCCTACAGCACGGGTGTTTGCACCTCTGCTGTCCCCCTGCCGGTATAAGGGGGCCTATGGGGGGCGTGGGTCTGGTAAATCGCATTTTTTTGGTGAATGCGTGGTGGAGGAGCATTTAAGGCTGGCAGGCCACAGAACGGTGTGTCTGCGCGAGGTGCAGAAGTCCACGCAGTTGTCCTCCCGCCAGTTGATTCTTGATAAGATCAGGCAGTTTAACCTGCAACGTTATTTTGATGTGCAGGATAGGGCCATTAAAACCCCCGGTGACGGGCTGATTATTTTTCAGGGAATGCAGAACCATACGTCGGAAAGTCTGAAGTCGCTGGAAGGGTTTGACCGGGCATGGGTGGAGGAGGCGCAGTCCATCTCTGCCCAGAGCTGGCGGTTGCTGCGGCCAACGCTACGCAAGGCGGGGGCGGAAATATGGGCATCGTGGAACCCACATTCCCCGCAGGATGCGGTGGATGCGTTTTTTCGTGGGGCGGGGTCGGACCGTGCGGACCTTGTGGCGGTGCGTGCCAACTGGTCGGATAACCCCTGGTTTGAGCAGGGGACTTTGCCAACAGAACGGTTGGAGGACCTGCGCAGCCGCCCCGATGAATACGGCCATGTGTGGGAGGGGGACTACCAGACCTTTACCAACGCCCAGATCTTTAAAGGCCGGGTTGTTGTGGAGGACTTTGCTACGCCGGAGGATACCCGGTTTTATTATGGTGTGGACTGGGGTTTTGCGCGCGACCCGCTGGCGGCCCTGCGTTGCCACATTACCAGCAACACGTTGTATGTGGATGACGAGGCCGGGGGCGTTGGCGTGGAGCTGGACGCCATACCCGCCCTGCTGGACCAGATACCGCAGGCCCGGCAATGGCCGTGGAAGGCAGATGGTGCACGGCCGGAGACCATAAGCTTTTTGTCCCGCTCCTATGGTTTTCGCATTAGTGCAGCCAAAAAATGGCCCGGTAGTGTGGAAGACGGCATAGCGCGGCTTAAGGCATTTGACCGTATTGTGGTGCATCCGCGCTGTAGGCGAGTGGCAGAGGAATTTCGTTTATATTCCTATAGGGTTGATAAAGATACGGGGGATGTCCTGCCCATTGTGGAGGACGCGCACAACCACTGGATGGACGCCCTGCGGTACGCGCTGGATGGCGTTATCCATAACCGGCGCACCATGCCCCGCTTTAATGCCGGAACAGTCCGGCACATTCTTCATTCCAGCAAAGGCGGAAACAACGGATGACAGACTGGCTGGCCCGCCTGCGCGGGTGTTTGGGCGCACCACCCCAGACCGGGGCAGGTTCTACACGCACGGAGCCGGTGCTCAACGGCCCGGTGGCAAAGCCGCGTTCTAGGCGTTTGGGCCTTGGCGCGGCATTGGGCTGGGGGCGTTCTGCACAGCTTCCACCAACCATGCAGGACCGGGCGGCCCTTTTGTTCCAGCCGTACCAGCCGCCACGGGGCGTGCGCGGGGCCGGCGCGCTGGCTATGGATGCGGGGCTAGGGGCCTATGCCGCCGGGGCGTATGGCATGGATTCCAGCTTTGTGGAGCAGGGGCTCGCCTTTAAGGGCTACCCCACCCTTGCGGCCATGATGCTCCGCGCCGAGTTTAGAAAACCCGTGGAAATTATTGCGCGTGAGGCCACGCGCGCGTGGATCCGCTTTCGCTGTAATGGCGTGCAGGCGGATGCGGCCCAGACGGCGGCCCGCCTGCGTGCGGTGGAGGTGGAGTTTCTGCGCCTGCATGTGCGCGATGTGGTGCGCCGCCAGATTGTGCATGGGCTTGGCTTTGGCGTGGGGCACATATGGGTTGGCCTGCGTGGCGTGCCGCTGACCGATACAGGGCAGGCCGTGCCCTTGTTGGCCACACCGCATGGCATGGCGCGTGGCCAGCTTGAACGGCTGGTGAACATAGACCCCATATGGACCACGCCCAACAGCTATAATGCGGAAAACCCGCTCCGGGCGGACTATTACCGCCCGGCGGACTGGTGGGTGCAGGGCGTGCTTGTGAACAGCACCCGCCTGCTGAGTGTGGTGCCGTTTGAGGTGCCGGACATTCTTAAACCCGCCTTCAACTTTGGTGGTCTGGCCCTGCCCCAGATGTTGGAAACCTACGTGCACAACTTTTTGCGCACGCGGCAGTCCGTGTCGGACATGGTGAGCAATTACGCCACCAAGATTTTAAAAACCGACATGAGCGGCACCATGCAGTCCGATGGCGGCCTGCATTATGCGGATATTGATGCAGACAGCGTAACCGCCCGCGTGGCGGCCATGAACGCGTGGCAGAGCAACAACGGCACCTTTGTGCTGGACCGCGAGAGCGAGGATTTTGACATAAAGTCAGCCCCGCTCACGGGTCTTGCGGAGCTTCAGGCCCAGTCGCAGGAGTTTATGGCCGGTATTCCGGGTATTCCGCTGGTCAAGCTGTTTGGCATTCAGCCGCAGGGGCTTAATGCGTCCTCCCAAGGTGAGATCAGGGTTTTTTATGATGAGATCGCCGCTTTTCAGGAGGCGCACGTGGCCCCTGTGCTGCGTAAGCTGTTCCAGCTTGTGCAGCTTAACCTGTGGGGGGCCATAGACCCCGATCTGGACTTTGAGTTCGTGCCTTTGTGGCAGATGTCCGAACAGGAGGCGGCGGCGGTGGAAAAAACCAAAACCGACATGGACACGGCCAACATCCGCTCGGGCAAAATTACCCCGCACGAGGCCCGCACGCGGGAGGCGGCGGATGCCCACAGCCTGTACCGCACGGCGGGGCTTGCCCGGCCCATGCAGGCCAGCAGCACACCACCGCCCGTCAACGCGCCTTCGGCAAAAAGAGCAGAACAGCATGAATAAAATACTCGCGCATGACCGTATGGGTTCCGTGCGTATGACGGATGAGGACGGACGCCTGTATGTGGCCGCAACGCCCATAAGCAAGGCCACCGTCAACACCTATTACGGGCGGGAAATACCGGGGGCGGATGCGTTGGGCCTTGTGCCCGACCGGCTTTACCGCCTGCTGCGTGACCCGGCAGAACTGGCGCGCGCCGCCCCCACCTTTAATGCCCTGCCGGTGCTGGCCGAACATGCGCATGTGACCGCGCAGGCCCCACGGGCGGAGCTGGTGGTGGGCACCACAGGCACGGACGCCACCTTTGCCAGCCCGTACCTGACCAATTCCCTGGCGATCTGGAATGCCGGGGCCATTCACAACATCCGCTCGGGTGCGCAGCGCGAACTTTCCTGCGCGTATCGCTACACCCCAGTCATGGAGGCAGGCGAGTTTGAGGGCCAGCCCTATGACGGACGCATGACCAACATTCGCGGCAACCATGTAGCGCTCGTGCCTAGCGGGCGCGCCGGGCCGGATGTGCTGGTGGCGGATGCCAAACCAAAGGACATTTCAATGGTTGAAGAACACGCAGCCCCCACGGCTGGGCAGATTTTTGCCCGCCTTGGCACGGCTTTTGCCTCTGGCGCACTGGCCATGACCGCCAGCATGGCGGAGCTGGAGGCATGGCTTAAACGCAATGGCGCAATGCAGGCCCCGGCTACGCCAGCCCCCAAGGCCGCAAGTGGGCACGCCACGCAGGACAGGCCCACGGAGCCGGGGGCAGGCAGTAACGCCACACCCTCTGCGGAAGGCGCATCCGCCTCCACGCAGCCCCCCGCCACAGCGCAGGACAGTGCCGTGCAAAGCGCCGTGGCAGCCGCCCTTGCGGCGGAACGCCTGCGCAACCAGCACGCGCAGGAGGCCCGGAGCCTTGTGCGCCCCTTGGTGGGGGACGTGCTGGGGATGGACAGCGCGACCGACATTTTGCGCTACGCGCTGGCCGAACAGGGCGTGCAGACCGATGGCGTAAACGAACCGGGACTTAAGGCGCTGGTGCTGTCCTGCCTTGGTTCTGCGGCCTCTTCCGCCGTGGCAGGTGGGCCTGTTGGCGCGGCCGATCATGCGGCCCCTGTTGCAACCCGCTTTGGCGTCCACGCGCCGCGCAAACTCTAAAACAAGGAGGCAGATGCAATGCCTTTTCCCAATACAGTGCATTATGGCTGGCCTGCCGGGTTCCCCGGTGCATGGGCTGGGCAGAACCCCCAGCGCATGGTTGTGCCGGGGGCTAACGGGTTCCGCGCCGGGGCAGGGGGTGTCACCATTGCTGCCTTTGCTTGGGTGCAGGCCGATGGCGCAACTGTGCTGAACAAGCCTGACGCCACAACCCCCACGGCAGCGCCCACCGGGTTTGTGGTGCGCAGCCAGCAGGGGCTGGGTACGCGCTACCTTCAGGAAAACACCATGACCATTGCGCAGGGTTTTATGGTGGTGCTGGCCAGTGGGGGGGATGTGTTTGCCCTTGCAACCACGGCCTCCGTAACCGGGCAGGCGGTTTATGCCTCCCTGAGCGATGGCACTCTCCAGTGCGCTGCCGCAGGCGCCGCCCCCACCGGCACGGTGGACACGGGCTGGACCGTGGCGCAGGGGGCCGCTGCGGGCCTGCCCTTTATTATGACCGGGCCGCTGGCAGTTGCGCGCAGCACGGCTTCCTCCACGTCCGGCACAGGGAACTAACGGGTTATGAACACATTTTTCCGGCATGACGCACCAACCCTTGCGCGGGACTGGGGTATTCATTTAAGCGGTGTCAGCCGATATTTTTCCGAAATGGCGCAGGATGCAGCCCTGCCAGCCAACGCGGCTGTTACCGGGCCTAACAGCGGTATTCCCGCCCTGTTTACCACCTACACAGACCCGGTGGTTATTCGCGCACTGGTTACGCCCACCCGCTCGGAAGCCATTTATGGCACGGCGCGTAAAGGGGATTGGACAACCGATACAGCCCAGTTTCCGGTTGTGGAACTGTCCGGCTATGCCTCGGCTTATGATGATTACAGCCCGGCTGGCACATCGGATTCCAACGCTAACTGGGTGCAGCGCCAGTCCTTTTATTACCAGACGTGGACCCGCTGGGGCGAGCGTGAGGTAGAGCGCATGGGGGCTGCCAAGATTGACTGGGTGAACCAGAAGAACCTTGCCTCCGCCTCCGTGCTGAACAGGAACCAGAACCAGATCAACCTGTTTGGCATTGCCGGGCTGGAACTGTACGGCGCGCTGAACGACCCCAACCTGCCTGCTGCCATTGCGCCCACGCCCAAATTTGCGGCATCAGGTACGGCAGCGGCTGGCAACACATGGGCGGATACAACCGACCCCGTGCAGGTTTATGCCGATATTCTCAAGGCTTTTGGGGTTTTGTCCGCCCAGATGGGGGGCAACCTTACGCTGGAGGCGCCGCTTACGCTGGTCATTCCGACCGAGCGGCAGCAGTGCCTGCTGTACACAAACCAGTATCAGGTTGCCCTGAGTGACCTGTTGAAGAAAAACCTGCCAAACCTGAAAATTGAGACCCTGCCCGAAGCCGGGGTTACTCTGGGTGGCGGGCAGGCAACAACCACGCTTATGCAGTTGTTTGTAAGCGAGGTGGAGGGCCAGCAGTCCGTAACCACCGCGTTTACCGAAAAACTGCGCACCCATGCGGTGGAGCGGTATTCCTCCAGCTTCCGTCAGAAAAAATCGCAGGGCACATGGGGGACCATCTGGTTTTACCCGCAGGCCTGCGTCACCATGGCAGGGATTTAACACCAATGGCAGCACCTCACACCACCCGGACCGCTAGCACGGTTACGGTTATTTGCCGGATGCCCGCAGGGCTTGTGCTGGACCTGTATGATGCGGGCGAACTGGCGGCCCGCGCCGGTGCTTCCACCCCGGTTATGGCGCCCCCCAAACCCACCGCCAGCGTGCGGCTGAACGGGGCCAAGGCAGACCCGCGCTACCATGCGCGGGATAATGTTCTGCTTGGCATGGGTGGCCGCACGGAGGTGGATGCCAGCTTTTGGCAGGCATGGACTGCGCAGAACCCTCATTTTCTGCCACTTGTTAACGGGCTGATTTTTGCCCAGCCCCGTGCGCAGGACGCCAGTGCTGAACTGGCGGAGCGTGGCCAGCACCGCAGTGGGCTGGAAGGGCTGGAACCCAAAAGCCTGCCCGGTGTCACGCCCTTTGCCAAGGATGTGGCCTGATGTCGGGCACGACCACGGCGGGGCCGGGCGTTGTGGCGTTCGACTACGCTGCGTGGTCGGCGCGCTTTGCCACGCTTGCCGCCAATGTGGGCGCGGCGCAGGCGCAGGCCTGTTTTGAGGAGGCAACCCTCTACCTGCCCAATACGCCCACCAGCCCGGTGCGGGATGTGGGCAGGCGTGCCCTGCTGCTGGGCCTTCTGGTGGCGCATATTGCCACACTGGCCCTGCCGGAGGAGCAGGGTGGGGCCGGTGGACTGGTTGGCCGTGTGGCGTCCGCCAGCCGGGGGAGTGTGTCGGTCACAACCGACTTTGGCCGCCAGCCAGAGCGTGCAACGTGGTTTGCGCAAACGCAGTATGGGGCGGCCTTCTGGGCGGCCACGCGTGGGCTGCGGCAGGCGCGCTATGTGCCCGGTGGTCCGCAGATGCCGCGCATATGGCCATAATTTTTCCATAACGGGGAGCATTCCACCATGCGTCTTTTTGCGCTGGCTGGCCGCCTGTCTGCTGCGGTTAACCCCAGTGTTGCGGCAACGCTTCTGGCCAGCACGGGCAGCGTTACCAACCCCGATGGCACGCAAACGCCAACCTACACCACACTGCCCCTGCGCGTGGAGGTACAGGCACTGGCGGGGGAGGACCTGCAACAGGTGCAGTCCATTACCCAGCAGGCGGACAGGCGCGTGGTGTACGTGCCTGCCGCTGCCCGCGCCCTTAACAGACCTTTGCAATGTGGGGGCGATATTTTGCAGTTTTACGGATCTGACTGGCTGATCACCCAGTCCTTGGAAGAATGGGGGGAGGGTGCATGGTCGAAGGTTCTGGTAACGCGGCAGAGCAGTCCGGCTGTGTAGCCACGCCCGATGATGGGCAGATTTATGGCGCGGTGCGGAACTGGCTGCTGAGTGTTCTGCCTGCGGGTGTGCAGGTTGTGCAGGGCCAGCAGAACCGCGTGGCCCCACCCCCGGCCCCTTTTATCACCATGACAGTAACAGAGCGCACGCGCTTGGCCACCAATGGCTGGTCCTACACCGCGACCACGCGGGAGGTGAGCGAACCGGCAAGGCTGACCATGCAGCTTGACCTGTTTGGCCCAGCAGCCGGGGCGTACGCGCAAACGCTAACCGCCCTGTGGCAAGACCCGCAGGCCGCCCTGTTTTTTGCGGGGCTGCCGTTCCAGCTTGCCCCGCTGGATGTGGGGCCACCCGGCCAGTCCGGCTTTAGGGATGGTGAACACCAGTACGAAGAAAACTGGACCGTGGCGCTGCACATGCAGGTCACGTTCTGCCTGAGCATGGCTCAGGATTTTGCAATAACCCTTTCGGTCAACGCCCTTTCGGCGGATGTGACCGACCCGCCAGAGGAGTAACGCTGTGGCTGGCATTCCCATTTCCACCCTTGTTAAGGTCACGCCCGGTGTTCTTGCCGCCGGAGGCGGCCTGAACGCCCTGACCGCGCTTGTGCTCAGCACCAATGTAACCGCCGTGCCTGCCGGTACGGTCAGGAGTTTTACCACCGCGGCCGATGTTGGCAGCGTCTTTGGTATGGAGTCCGTAGAATACCAGATGGCCTCTGTGTATTTTGCAGGCTATACCAATGCGGTTATGACGCCCGCCCGCCTGCTGTTTGGTGGGTACACGGCACCTGCTGCCAATAGCAGCGTTGCGGAGCAGATGACCGCGCTGCGGGTTGCCAATGGCGGGTGGAACGCCCTTGCAACCGCGTTTGAACCCGCTCTGGCGGACAAGCAGGCGCTGGCCCAGTGGGTGGCGTTGCAGAGCAACACGCTGTGGTGCGTGCTGTGGGACACGGACGTACAGGCCACAACCCAGAACAGCGAGAGCGCGTTTGGCGTATGGCTTAAAAACCAGAACCTGAGCGGTGTGAGCGCTGTGTATAACGACCCGCTAACCGCCGCCCTGTGCCTTGGGTGGATGGCGTCCCTCTCCTTTGGGACAACGGGCGGGCGGCAGACGCTGGCCATGGTGCAGGATGCATCGGGCCTTGTAACCCCGCCAGTGGTGGATGGCACCACGGCCCAGACACTGCTGGATAATGGCTACAATTTTTACGGCGCATACGCCAACGCGGCCAGCACCTTCCAGTTCATGCGGCCCGGCTGTGTGTCCGGTCCGTTTTTGTGGGCGGATAGTTACGTCAACCAGATCTGGCTGAATGCCAACCTGACATCGGACCTGATTACCCTGCTGCTCAATACCGGGCAGATTCCGTATAATACGGAGGGCGATACGCTGGTGGCCGCCAGTGTGCAGGGCACCATTACACAGGCGCTGGGCTTTGGGGCCATCCAGCCCGGTGTTGCGCTGAGTACCACGCAAAAACAGCAGATCAACAACGCATCTGGCGTGGCGACCGCGGCTGATAGCGTTGCCACGCGGGGGTGGTACTTCCTGCCCTGTGTGTCTACCGCTGCGGCGTCCTACCGTGTGGCGCGCACCACTCCCCCCGCACGCCTGTGGTACGCGGATGGGCAGAGCGTGCAGGCCATTACCCTGAACAGTGTTGAGGTGCAGTAACCATGGCGCTCGATATTTCGGCAGCCAATGCCATTTTTACCATTACGGTGCCGGGGCTTTACAATGCGCCTGTCACACTCAAGAACTTTGCTACAGACCGTGCGTGGGATGTGGCCGAGCAGAGCTGCGCACAGGTCCAGATGTCCATTGATGGATACCTGAACGCGGGTTTTGTGCCCGAACCCGTGGACCAGCACATTATGCTGTCCGCCGCGAGCGAGAGCATATTGGTGTTTGAGGCCATTATGACCGCGCAGCAGACCGCCCGCACCCTCTACCGCCTTGGGGCAGAGGTGACGTTGACCTCCACAGGCCGCAAATACACCATGGTTAATGGTGTGCTGCGCGCCATGGCCCCCATGCCCAGTGCCGGGCGTATGCTGGCGGACCGGCACTTTGCCGTATGCTGGCAGGCCATTTACCCAGCGGGGCTGTAATGGCTATCCGTCAGGTACAGGTGTGCGTTCCGCTGGAAGGGGCGGATAAGGGCAAAACATTTGTCATTACCCGCATGTCCGCCATGGAGGCGGACAGGTGGGGGCGGCATTGCCTTCAGGCCGCCATTGCCTCAGGGGCGGATATTCCGGGGCTGGATGCGGATGCGGGTTTGGCGGGCCTTGCCGCTGTGGGGCTGGGTATTTTTTGGCGCCATGGACCCAGAGCGGATGGACGGGTTGCTGGCCCGGTTGATGCAGTGTGTCAGCGTGCAGCCGGACCCGCGCAACGCCGCAGTCCGCCGCCCGCTGGATGAGAGCGATCTGGAGGAAATTCCCACTGTTGGTTGGCTCCAGAAGGAAGCCTTTGCCCTGCATGTGGATTTTTTCAAGGGCGTCGGCCCGTTGTTTTCCCTTCTGTCGGCACTGCTTCAGACGGAAGCCAGCGCGCCGCCGCCCGATGCCCCAATGTGAGTGAGCGCCATGCGCTGGTTATGATGGAAGGTCTGGCCAGCCTGCATGAACTCCAGAGCGTGTATGACAGCGAGGATTTTGAAAACCTGCTGGAAATGGCTCTGGTCAAACGATTTAACAGGTAAACGCAATGGCAACGCTAACACAGTGGCTGGCGTCCGTCCTGCTCTGCTCCCACGGGGGGGATGGTGCCGGGCCGGGGGAGGCGGGGTCCGCTCTGGCACGGGCTGTGCTGTCTGTGCTGGCAGGGGCCAGTTTTGCGCCCGTGCGCCAGCCGGTTGGTGGGCGCGGGTATGGTGGGCAAAGCGCGCTGGAGGCTCTTGTCTCTACCGTTATGGCTCCCGCACGGGCACACGCTGGCGTGGTGGAAGGGGCCGTGCCCCTGCCCACGCAGCAGGGGGCTGGAGGTGGGGTGGTGCGCGCCCCGCTCCGCCGTAGGTGGGTGCCTAGGGTGGATACTGGCGGGGGAATACGGCTTGTGGCGCCGAACCCAGCAGTTGCAGCGGTTCCTTATGAGGGGGCGGAGGCATCTGCTCATTTTTTGAAAAACATAAGTGATAGAACAATACCGTCTGGAGCAGATGCCGCAGTCTTGCCACGACCAGTGGCCACGCGGCACCAAGGGTGGGCTGGCCGCGCCGGAGGGCTGGGCACTGAGGCGCATACGCTTAGGCTGCCAACCGGGATGCTGGTGGGGGCAGGTGGTTCGTACCATCGGCCTTTGCACGGTCTGGTCCATTTGCTGGGCCAGGCGGGTGTGCGCTCTGCCAGTACGGCTATGCGCCATGCGGTGGTGCGGACGTTGCAGCAGGAGTATGCCGCGTGGCCGGAGCATAATGCTCCCTCACCCCATGCGGGGCTTATGGCCCATGCTGTGCCGCCCGGTGTGCTGGGGGCGGATTGGGGGGCAAAGGGTGCTCAGGCGCTGGCTTTGCCTGCCGTGCCAGCACAGTACCTGCACGCAACCAGCCAGGCGGTGGGGTTTGCCAGCACGGTGACCCCCGCACGGGTGCAGCCCGGACCCGCTGTGCAGGCACAGATTACCGTTAACGCCAACGGCAGCACGCCCCGCGCCATAGGGGATGAGCTGGAACGCCGGATGGACACACTGCGGATGCAGGCGCGGCAGGCTAATCTGGGGCAGTTTTAGGCCCTCCTTTAGGGTTCCTTGCTGCGTGGGGGCTACATGGCTGTTCAGCAGGGGGGTATCTGGTTTATGGTCGCTGTATGCGTCTGTTTCTGGCTTTTGCTGTATGCTGTTTTCTGTCCTCTCCCGCTTGGGCGGTGGAGGAGCGGTGTAATGCGTTTGGGGTTAAAGCCCAGTTGCCGGTGTTAACCAGCACGCGGCTGGAGCAGGGCACAACATTGCTGTGTAACCGGGGGTATGTGGTCCTTGTGTCCACCGTATCGCACGGGCCGTTGTGGGCGGCGGAGCATTTGCGGGCGGATGAGCTGGGCATGGCCGCCAAGCTCCCCCGGACGGGGCACTTTTTTTCCGACCCGCGCTGGTCTGGTGGGCCCACCCTGAGCGATTACAAGCGGAAAAAACCCTACGACCGGGGGCACATGGCCCCCAGTGGCGACCAGCCCACCCCACAGGCACAGGCGGAAACCTATGCCCTGTCCAACATTGTTCCGCAGGCTTCTGTGTTGAACAAAGGCATATGGGCCCGTCTGGAAAAAAAGGTGCGGGTGCTGGCCCGGCGCGAGGGTGAACTGTTTGTGGTGACTGGGCCTGCTTTTCATACCCGGCCCATTGCCACGTTGGGACGTGACCATGTGTATGTGCCCAGCTCGGTGTGGAAGGCGGTTTACTCGCCATCACGCAACAGGGCGGGGGTGTATGTGTGCAAAAACAGGGCTGTACACCCGCATTGTGACCAAGTGACCGTGCAAACCCTTATCCGCAACGCAGGGGTGGACCCGTTCCCCGCCGTGTCGGCTCAGGTCAAGGCGGAGGCGTGGCGCCTGCCCGCGCCATAAGACCTGCACGGGCCTTACGGGGCTGTCTCCTTTTTTGAGTGTTTTTACGCATAGGCGGCTCCACGGGGCCGCCTTTTCTGTTTTGTCCGCCGCCCGTGCGGCCTTCCCTCATACATGCCCGATTTTACAGGGATGGAGTTAGCCCGTTATGCCTTTGCTTCCCGTCAGTCTTCCTTCGGTGTGGGATGTGCCCGTGGCCGCGGGGGTGCCTGCGCTGCTGGGCCAGTCGGTTGGTGCCGGGGTTTCGGCCTCTGCCTCCACCACGCTGGCCACTGCGCTGGATGCCGCCTTGCTGGCGCAGGCGGAGCGGCAATGGGGTATTTTTACGCAGGATAACAGACCGGTCCTAACATCGGGGCATGTGCGCGCCCTTGGTGTGCAAAGCCAGTGCCGCATTGCCAATGCACCGCTGGAGGATGGGTCCTTCCTCTCCTACAACAAGGTGCGTGTGCCGGGGCTGTATGAGGTGGAAATGCTGTGCGACGGCTCCAGCATGGAGCTGGGCAGCGCCAGTGCGCTGGGGGACCTGCTCTCCAGCTTTGGGGTGTCTGGCCTTTCTGGCGCGTTGCAGACGCGGGCCGTGTTTATGGCGGCACTGGATAGTCTGGTAGCAGACCTTAACCTTTACCACATTGTTATGCCCGAGGCGGTTTACGCCAACGTGAACGTAACCGGCTACCGCCTGCGGCGGGAGGCCCGGCAGGGTGTAAGCCTGCTGCTGGCCGAACTGAGCGTGCAGGAGGTGCGGCTGGGGGCCAGCACCACACTTGCGGGGACTGCGTGCCCACAGGGGCAGGCCGTGTGCAATGCGGGGCATGTGCAGGCTCTGGCCTCCAATATGGATGTAACGGGGTACCAGTAATGGCGGTTGTTATTCCTCTGGGTGCGGTGGCGTACCAGAGCCTGCGCGTCCCCCTTTCCGGCCATGCCGTAAGGCTGGACCTGCAACAGCGGGGGACTGGCCTATATGCCTCGGTGTGGATGGATGATGTGCCCGTGCTGGCGGGCGTGCTGTGCCAGGACCGGACATGGCTTATCCGCAATGCCGCCTATGGTATGCCCGGAGACCTTGCCTTTGCCGATACGCAGGGCACGCAGGACCCGGACTATAGCGGGCTGGGTAGCCGGTTTGTGCTGGTTTATGCGGAGGGGCAGAATGTCTGACGGCACACAGGCGGCAACGTTGGGCAACCGGCAGGTGGAGGTTGTATTTAACCTTGCGCAGGACGGATTTGGCCAAGGCGGAACAGACACCATAACCCTGAGCGGCTACAGGGTGCGCTGCCAGATCTTGAGCACGGGGCTGGAAAGCGGCATGGCCTGCTCCCTACGGGTGGAAGGGCTGGCGCTGCCGTTGCTCAACCGCCTTTCCGTCCTGCAAGCGGGTATTGCCACGCAAACCCGCAATACTGTGACCATTCTGGCAGGCAATGCGGGGGAGCAAAAGCCGGTTGTGTTTTCTGGCGGTGTGGTCGAGGCTTTTGTGGATTACGCAAATAGCCCCGATGTAGCGTTTGAGCTGCGCGCCCTCTCCGGCGCGTTGCCTGCGGCGGTGCCGGTTACGCCAACATCGTTTGGGGGGGATGTTGCGGTCAGTACGGTCATGCAGGTGTTGGCCACCAAGGCGGGGCTGACCTTTGTGGACTATGGCGTGCAGACCATGCTGCGTGGGGGCGTGTATTACAAAGGTTCCGTGGCCGAGCAGGTGGATAGCTGCGCCCGCGCGGCCAGAATTGCCTACCAGATCGGGGTGGGGGTGCTGGCCATATGGCCCACGGGCATGGTGGCGCAGGCGGATGCGCAGGCCGTGCCCGTGTCGGCCGATACAGGGTTGCTTGGCTACCCCAGCTACAGCCAGTACGGCGTGCAGTTCCAGACCGTGTTTAACCCCGGTATTCGCTACCGCGATACGGTGAGCCTGCAAACGGGCATGGCCCCGCAGGCATCTGGCGTTACGCTGCCCGCCAGTGGGTTGTGGGTGGTGCAGAGTGTGCGCCACGACCTGCAAACCGAGCTGCCCGATGCCCCGTGGTTCACAACAGTAGAGGCGGCAAGGCCAGACTTTGCCGGACAGGCTTTTGCAAAATAAACTGATAGGCTCCTTGCAGGCGGAAGATGGCGCAAGTGCCTTTAACGCCACCAATGCGGCTATTCGCCGGGTGCTGGCTATGTTGGGCGCCACAGCGCTGGTGCAGGTACGGGCGGTGCGCGCCAGTGGCCTAAACCCGGTGGGCACGGTGGATGTGCAGCCTATGGTGCACCAGCAGGATGGGGCAGGCCGCACGGTGCCGCATGGGCTGATCCACAATGTGCCTTACCTGCGGTTGCAGGGTGGGCGGCGCGCCCTGATCTGCGACCCGGCAGTGGGGGATATTGGAGCCATTATTGTGTGTGGGCGCGATATTGCCAGCGTAAAGGCCACGCGCCAGCCGGGTGCGCCGGGGTCCTTCCGCCAGCATGATTACGCAGACTCTCTGTATATTGGCGGGTTTTTAAACGGAATTCCGCAGGAATACGCAGGCTGGGTGGGGGAGGACTTTGTGCTCAACACAACAGGCCGGTTTATTGTTAACGCCACCCAGTGCCAGATAAACTGCGCCGTGCAGGTGCAAGGCGCGGTGAGTGCCGGAGGGGACGTGCAGGCAGGGCAGATCAGCCTGCAAACGCACACCCATGCCGGGGTTCAGCCCGGTTCGGGGCAGACGGGTGTGCCACAGTAATGTGGCAATGTCTTTTTACAGATCACAATATTTTCCATGACAGGCCGCCTTTACGGGCGGCCTTTTTTGTTGAGGCACCATGACGACGCTGCTGCTTGACCGCACAACATGGGACCTGCTGCCAGATGCCAACGGCAACGTGGCTGTGGCGTCCGGATCTTATGCCATAAGCCAGAATGTTTCTTCCGCCATCAGGGTTTTTTTGGGCGAATGTTATTATGACACGGCCAAGGGCCTGCCTTACCGGCAGCATATTCTGGCCCATACACAGGCGGCTCCGGTTTTTAGAATGCAGGCCGAGCAGGCCGCCAGCGCGGTGGACGGGGTTGCCGCCGCCCGGTGCGTGCTGACCGGACTTTCCGCCAACCGCCAGCTTTCTGGCTATGTTCTTGTATCCACAACACAGGGGGATGTGCAGCATGTCGGGTTCTAGCAGTGTGGGCACAACATCCGTTCCCGCACCCACCATGACGGATGCAGGCTTTGTGGCCCCGGCCGAGAGCGATATTCTGGCCGGTATTCTGGATGATATGAACGCAGCTTTTGGCAATGTGCTCAATACCGACCTGTCCACCCCGCAAGGGCAACTTGCCATGTCGCTCACCGCTATTGTGGGCGATGCGTATGACCAGATGCTGGCACTGTTTAACGGCGTGGACCCGGCCAGAGCCGCAGGCCGAATGCAGGACGCCATTGGCAACCTGTATTTTATGACCCGCAAACCCGCCACAGCCACGGTTGTTACCTGCCAGTGCGTGGGGGCGGCTGGCACCGTTGTACCGCAGGGCACGCTGGTGCAGGATGGAAGCGGCAACACCTACGCGGCGGATGGCGCCATTACGCTGGATGCCACGGGCAACGGTGTTGGCGCATTTTCCTGCACGGTTACGGGGGCGGTGGAGTGCCCGCCACACAGCATAGGGGTGTACCAGTCGGTCGTGGGGCTAACCAGCGTTACCAACGCGGCGGCGGGTGTGACCGGGGCAGCGGTGGAGGGGCGGCAGGCCTTTGAACTCCGTCGGCAGCAGACTGTGGCGCATAACGCCATTGGCCCGCTGGACGCTCTTGCGGGGGAGGTTCTGTCCGTTGCGGGCGTGACCGATGCGTATGTGAACGAAAACAGCACGGCGGAGCCTCTGGTTATAGGGGGTGTAACCCTGCCAGCCCATAGCCTGTATGTGTGCGTAAATGGGGGCGCGGATAAGGACGTGGCGCTTGCCATCCTGCGCCGTAAGCCCCCCGGTTGTGCCAGTGTGGGCACAAGCAGCGTGGTCGTTGTGGACCCCAACGCCAGTTATGCCACACCGCCAAGCTATACCGTGCAGTTTACGCGCGCGCAGGCGGTGCCCGTGTATGTGGCGGTGGTGCTGGCGGCTGGGGTGGATGTGCCCTCCACCGCTGGGACGGATGTGCAGGCCGCCATTGTGGCCGCGTTTGAAAACGTAGCGGACGCCCAGCGTGTGCCCATTGGCGGCACGGTTTACGCCAGCCGCTTTTATGCCTGCCTGAGCGCACTGGGGAGCTGGGTCCGTATTGTTGAGGTCAGCGTGGGCCTTGCACAAAACCCTACCGGGCTGACGGCACAGGTGGGAATTGACCAGATCCCCGTTGTATCGGCCTCCACAATTAGCGTTGTGGTGTCCTGATGCAGGATGTGCAGCAGACCCTTTTGTCCCAGTATGCCAATGCGCCGCGTATTGTGGCGTTAATTGAGGGCTGGAACCAGATGCTGGACCCCGCCCCCCTGATAGACCAGTGGTACCAAATGGTGTGGAACATGCACACCGCGCAGGGCTACGGGCTGGATGTATGGGGCCGCATTGTGGGTGTATCCCGCGTGCTCACCCTGTCCTCCCAGTCCTACACTGGTTTTTTTGAAGCCTCGGACCTAACGGAAGAGGGCTTTAACCAGACCCCGTGGTACCAGGGTGTGGAGGCAACCAGCAATTACCGTCTGGCGGATGATGGCTACCGCCAGCTTATTTACGCCAAGGCGCTGGCCAATATTGCGGATGGTTCCGTCCTGCAGATCAATCAGGTGTTGATGACCCTGTTTGCCGGGCAGGGCGATGCCTATGTGCGCGACAATGGGGACATGACCATGACTTATGTTTTCCGGTTTGTGCCAACGGCCGTGCAGGTCAGCATTATTCAGAACAGCGGTGTTCTGCCACGCCCCGTGGGGGTTGGTGTTTCCTACGTTATTGAGAGTACATCCTGATGAAAAGCACAGATGATCGCAAGATGTTTGGCACCCCCATAGGGGCGCAGGCTGTTGCGGGGAACATTGTGAGCATACCGCAAACACAGACCAAGGCGGGGGATGGCACGGCCTCGGTGGCTCTTGGCTTTCCGCCGGAAACGTTTATTGCGCGCGCAGCCGGGGGCGAACCCCCGCGCGGGCAGGATATGAACGGCCTGCTCAACCTGCTTTCCAGCGCCATACAGGTGTTGCAGACAGGCTACCTTGGCCCGTTTGATGCCACCTTTGCCCAGTCCATTGGTGGTTACCCGGCCGGGGCCATTGTGTGCGGCGGCACACCCGGCGCATTCTGGGTGAGCATGGCGGATGCCAATGTCTCCCCACCCGGAGCAGATGGGGCAATGTGGCAAAGCCTGTTTAACGGGCTGGCGACCCAAGCCGCCCTGACTTTGGAGGCGCAGCAGCGCAGCAGTGCCGAGCAGACACTGAACACCGCCATAACAGAGGAAACAGCGGCGCGGATAGCAGCACAGTACGTGCCGTCCGTTCCGGCGGCGGGTCAGACACGTATTACGTCACTGGTGGAAAATGCAGATGGCCGCGCGGTTTTTGGAGATGGGACAAACGCGCCTGTTCTGGCTAATGTGACGGACCTGCCACTTTCTGACCCTACCCAGAAAATTCAGGTCTTCACTGCATATGTAAAATTTGCGTCCAACGGTTATACCACAATCACTTTTCCAAAGGCATTCGCGCCGGGGGTTACCCCAACCGTGGTGCTCCCCTCCACACAGGAACAGCCCGGCAAGTGGTCATTTATTGGTATTGCCAAAGCGTCTGACGGCACTTTGTCTATAAGCAACACGGGTTTTACCATTTACGGTGTTGGCTGGGGCGGGAGCAGCAACTTCTATAATCTGGTGGAGAACAACTTTATTCCGGTAATAGCCGTAGGAGCGTTCTAATGAGCATTTTAGACGACCTAAAAGCCGCCTACCCGGCGCGTTATTATGCCACAATGGACCAACCCTGTGGCTGGTATGATATGTGGGAGTATTCCTCCATGGATGGGCTGCCCGCCGCCAACACGCTGTTTGCCATGACGGCAGACCAATGGGCCGCAAAAGGTGGAGACACAGGCACAAAAAGCATGGCCGTCGTGAACGGCGCGCTGGTGGACTACACGCCCCCGGTTGTGGCTGTGCCGCTTAAAACGCAGGCTATCTCGGCGCAGGCATGGATACAGCAGCAGGCCAACCTTGCTGCCGCCATGGGCGAAGTCTTTACCGCGGATATGAAGGCCTATGTGCAGGCCATTGCCGCCATAGCTAACGGCACGGACACCACCAGCACGGCCCTGCCTGCCCAACCCACGGATGTGATGACCACCAGCACGGCGGCCACATAAGGCTCCGTATCACTCTGACAAAACATACCGCCAGCTGAGGCGGTTTTTTTATGCCCGGATAAATACAGATGACCGAAACACAGTGCGCAGCCCCCTGCGCGGCTGAGGATGACCTGCGCCTGATTGTGGACCGCCACGCCCGCCGTCTGGATGGGCTGGAGGACGATGTGGATACGCTCAAGTCCGGCCAGAGCGCCATGATGGAACGCCTGATTTCCATAGAGGCACAGGGGCAGGAGCGTGAGCGCAACAGGGCGGCGCAGGCGCAGGATACGCGCAACGCCCTTGCGGCCCTGACCCAGCAACTGGCCGAACAGACGGGCGCACAACGCCGCCAGAACGAACTGGCGGAGGACAGCCTGCGGCGGTGGCGCAAACTGGCCGTTGTGGCGGGGCTTTTGTGCACTATTGGTGCGGCGGTCGGGTCCACCCTGCTGTCCGACCAGGAGGTGGCCAGCACCATATGGGTGCAATGGCTGCACCTGCGTGAGCCGTGGGATATGCCGCCACCAGGGAATGCCCAATGCCGGGCCTTGATCTGGGGCAGCTCAAGGCCATGCTTGTGCGCCCGGTTCTGGCGCAGTTGGGCCTTGGGGGGAATAGCGCGGTTAACCTGCTGGCAGGCACGGCGTTGGTGGAAAGTGGGCTGGTATGGCTCAGGCAGAATGGTGGCGGTCCCGCTTTGGGCCTGTGGCAGATGGAACCCGCAACGCATGATGATTGCTGGCGGAATTTTCTATTCTACAGGCCCGCTTTGGCATCCGCCATAATGCGGCTGGGGGGTGCTGGGGCTGGTCTGGGTGGGGCCGGGTTGCTGGTTGGTAATCTGGCTTATGCGTGTGGGATGGCCCGCGTGGTGTATGCCCGCGCACCGACTGCTTTGCCCGCGCCGGAGGATGCGTGTGGCCTCAGCGCGTATCATAAACAATTTTATAATACAGCGCTGGGTGCTGCGGACTCGCACCGCAATGCGGCGCTGTTTGCGCAAGCCATTGCGGCCTGA